AGCAGAAGTTCTTGCTGAACTTGAAGAAGCAAGTCAACCTGATGATTCTGGTATTCCAGCAGAGAAAGACGATAAGAAAAACGAAGCCGATGACCTTGGTGGTGCCGACGAAAGTGGCGCCGAAAAAGATAAAGAAATCGGTAAGAAAGCTTCAGCAGCTGCTAAGAAAGCATCTAATCCTAAAACAAAACCATCTGATGCATCTGCTAAGATGGAAGCAGTTAAGGAAGAGGATGACGAGATGGAAGAAGATGAAGAAATGGAAGAAATGTCCAAAAAAGACCTTATGGCTGCTATGCATAAAGAGATGGCAGGAATGAGTAAAGAAGACCTTCATGCAACTTACATGAAAATGGGAGCTCATGAAGAAGTTGATGAGGAAGTTCTAGAATCTCATATTCAAAACATCGACATTACTGCTGATGTTCAAGCTCTTGTCGCTGGGGAAGACCTATCTGAAGAGTTTAAAGAGAAGGCTGCAACAATTTTTGAGGCCGCAGTTAAATCTAAGACCCGTGAGGAGTTAAAAAGAATTACTGAAGAGCAAAAAATTGCTATGTCAGTAGAACTTGATGAGTATAAGGATACTCTCGCAGAAAAAGTAGATCAATACCTCGATTATGTTGTTGAGGAATGGATGAAAGAAAACGAGTTGGCAATTGAGCGTGGACTAAAGGGTGAGATTGCTGAAGACTTTATTTCTGGTTTGAAACAATTATTTGAAGATCATTACATTGATGTTCCAGACGAAAGATATGACGTTCTGGAAGCACAATCTGACAAGATTGCCGAGTTAGAAGAGCAATTGAATTCAACTATGGAATCTAATGTCCAAATGAATTCTACTAACTCTAAGCTAGTTCGGGAACAGGTTATTTTAGAAGTTGCTTCTGATTTGACTGACACACAATTTGAAAAGTTTAAGTCACTAACGGAAGAGGTTGATTTCAAGAACCAAGATATTTTCCGTGAAAAATTGGACACTCTAAAGGAAAGTTATTTCCCAAAGACTGGCTTAGTTGAGACTTATGAAAATGATGATGAAAACTATGGTAGTGCCGTACAGGACATTGATACGACTGACGCAATGAAGGCGTATATGTCTGCTATTGGTCGTACAGAGAAACGTATCAAGGGCGCTGTTTAGATTATAAACATAATAAATAGATGAAATAAATATTAAAAGGAGAAACAAATGTTTCAAACAGAACATCTACAAGAAAAGTGGTCGCCGGTCCTCCAACATCCTGATCTTCCAAATATTGAAGATTCGTATCGTCGGGCGGTTACCACTGTAATTCTTGAGAACCAAGAAAAAGCTCTAAGAGAAGATTCAGCATTCCTTAACGAATCTGTTCCTACAGGTAATACTGCCGGTGTAGCAAATTGGGACCCAATTTTGATCTCACTAGTTCGCCGTGCAATGCCAAACCTCATCGCATATGATGTTTGTGGCGTTCAGCCAATGACAGGTCCAACAGGACTTATCTTTGCAATGCGTGCCCGTCATCTATCAATGGATGGTGAAGAAGCATTGGTTGATGAGACAACCGGCGCAGCTGCGAACGGTTTCTCTGGTGACTTCTCGAACCAGAACGCTGCTGGTACAATCGGTGGTGGTGATATTGGTGCAAGTGAAAGCAATCCTGCCGTTCTTAACGACAGTCCTACTGCTGGTACTTACACATTCGCAACTGGTATGACAACAGCACAAGGTGAAGCACTTGGCGATAGTGGAGCAAACGCTTTTGCTGAGATGTCATTCTCAATCGATAGTTCAACTGTTACGGCAGTTTCCCGTGCATTGAAAGCCGAGTATTCAATGGAACTTGCTCAAGACCTCAAAGCAATCCACGGTTTGGATGCCGAGACAGAGCTTGCTAACATTCTTTCGACAGAAATTCTTGCAGAAATCAACCGTGAGGTTGTTCGTTCTATCTACAAGACTGCTAGACCTGGCGCACAGATCAATACAACAACTGCTGGTATCTTCGATCTTGACACCGACTCAAATGGTCGTTGGTCAGTTGAGAAGTTCAAGGGTTTGATGTTCCAGATTGAGCGTGATGCCAATGCGATTGGTCAACAGACTCGTCGTGGTAAGGGTAATATGGTCATCTGTTCAGCTGATGTTGCTTCTGCACTTCAAATGGCTGGTGTTCTTGATTACACTCCTGCTCTCAACAACAACCTTAATGTTGATGATACACAGACCACATTTGCTGGTGTGATGAATGGTCGTTACAAGGTTTATGTTGATCCATATTCAGCCAATGTTGCTGCAAGTCAGTATTATGTTGTTGGATATAAGGGCACATCACCTTATGACGCTGGTATGTTCTACTGCCCATATGTTCCATTGCAAATGGTTCGTGCGGTTGGTGAGAACAGCTTCCAACCAAAAATCGGGTTCAAGACCCGTTATGGTATGGCTGCTAACCCATACGCCGTTGCTGGTGCCGAAGCTGCAAATACTGCTGCTACAATCGCACTTACAGCTAATGTTAATTCTTACTATCGTCGGGTTAAAGTTAGTAACCTTATGTAAGATTGTTACAATAAGAAACTTAACTATAAACTTGGGGAGGGCTTCGGCTCTCCCCTTTTTTTTCTTTATAAATAGTTATATGACAACTGCACTAGATAGACAACCAGATAAGTTAGATTATCTTAGCCCAACCCAATTCCGTTTTGGTATACACCAATTACCGAAGGTTGAGTTTTTCACTACTGCTGCAACTATTCCTGGCATTAATATGGGAGAAGCTATTTTTCCTACACCATTCAAAGACATTCCAATTATGGGTGATAAACTAACTTATGATAATCTTGAAATAAGTTTTATTGTTGATGAATTTCTAGAAAATTATACATCACTTCATGAATGGATGACTGCTATAGGATTTCCAAAAGACAGAAAACAGTTTCGTAATTTTAGATCAAATACATCAAGCACACCTAGTGCATCGGCAACCCCACCAACTGAAAGAGTTGGAAAAGTAACTTCAGCAAATGCATTATTTTCTGATGCATATTTAATGGTGCTTTCAAATAAAAATAATCCAATTCTTGAAGTTGATTTTCACAATATGTATCCTGTATCTCTTAGTGCATTACAATTTAGTCAAGATGCTACGGATGTTCAATACATAACAGCGAGTGCGACATTCTCATATCAGATATATGAATTTACTACATTATAGAGGAACTAAATGGACAAGTTAAGTGAACTACAGGCAGAAGCCAAAGAAGACCTTATTATTTTAGATGATGAAGACCTACACCAACAATCCTATAAAAATCAAATCATCAAACCAAAATGGCTGGACTATAAGTCCAAATATAAACTTATGATGTTTCAGTGTAAAGCTGAACATAAAAGGTTNTATCGTCAAAAATGGGAATATTACGGTGGTAAATCTGATGCAAAAGTTTATGCTGCAAAACCTTTTGATCTCAAGGTTTTGAAAACTGATCTTGGCGTTTATATAAATTCTGATGATGATATTATTGAGGTTGAGAAAAAAATTATATACTATGAAACAGTAATAGAGTTTATAGATGGTGTGATAAAGTCCATAGATAGTAGAGGATGGGATATTCGTAATGCCCAAGATTGGAAGAAGTTTATCGCTGGAGGTTTTTGATGAGAAAGTGGATTGGTTATTATAAGGATGTTATTTCTGATAATCAAATCAAAGAAATTTTTAATTATCCTTGGGAGTGGTCTGCTTCAAAATATACAAATGATGATGGAGTAATTCCCAATAGTGAAGAACGAGTTAAAATGGATGAAGTTTGGGCCCGAGAAGAAAATAGACCATATCCATCTTTGAAATCTGCTGTCTTAAAATCTATGAGATTTTATGGGGAAGAACATGAAAACTTTTCTTGCATTCACCATACTGACTTTCGTATTAACAGGTACGGCGTCAATGGTTTTATGTCCCCACATATTGACAACATACATCATTCTCATGGTCAAAAATATGGATATCCCCAAGTCTCGGTTCTCTTGTTTCTAAATGATGACTATGAGGGAGGAGAATTTATTGTTGCTGACAATGAATACCACCCCACAGTCGGCTCTGCTTTAATTTTCCCATCAAATTTTATGTTTCCTCATGAGGTTAAACCAGTAACAAAAGGCGAAAGGTGGAGTGTGATCACATGGTTAATGTAAATAGACATGAAATATTTCCAACGGTAGTGCATCAATTTAATTGCGGTTTTAGTGACCTCAATGCACTTGATGTAACACAAATGAATACTTATATTCTAGCAAATGAAAATGAAGATATAGTGAATCAATCTAAAGATGGATTACAGAATCTATCTACATTTAGAAAATTGGTAGATATTGTATATGAACAGAATGAAAAATATTTAAATGATTTGAAATACAAGTTTGATAAAATAGAAATTACAAGCATGTGGTCCAACCATCTAAAGCCTAATCAATCACATCCACCACACACACATTCTAATAATTTTTTGTCTGGAGTGTTTTATCTCCATTCTGAATTTCCAGCATCACCAATTCAATTCTTTGATCCTAGAGTTCAAGCAAATGTTCTCTCTCCAAGAAATGAATCAAACATTTACAACTCAAGTATGATTCAATTTAATTGTTTACCTTGCACTGGATATATTTTTCCAGCATGGTTACAACATTGGGTTCCTCCAACTCCTGTAGATAGAGTTAGCATATCTTGGAATATTATTGTTAGAGGCGAGTATGGGGAAGTTGGAACTTTCCAAAATGCTAATATCTAAAAAGAACGAAGTATATTTAAAATTATCTGATGTTGAGCCATCCGTAGCTGCTGAACTCAATGATTTTTTTACCTTTGAAGTTCCCGGTTTCAAATACATGCCTGCATACAGAAGCAAGATGTGGGATGGAAAAATTAGATTGTACAATATTGTCACAGGTGAGATATATGTAGGACTTCTTCCCTATATAGAAGAGTACCTTAAAAATAATGGTGAAAATTATGAACTGGAAGCCGGAGTTAGAAGTGAACGCACAGTGGCCGGAAGTGTGGTGCAAGGGTTTGTACGAGGACTTAGACCCACACTTAATGGACGACGCATTGAAGTACGAGAT